CCTGGTCCCGGTGGATTCCGTCGTTTCGATAATCGAGTATCCATCGACGCTTCCGGGCAAGATCTCACGCGCGTTCGGCCGCACGTGCGCGCGCTACGCTGAAACCCTGGCGGAAATCAAGGATTCGCCGCGCCAATATATTTCCAATTTGAAAAGCGGCCTGTCGGACATGACCGCCCAATATTCAGACGCGCAATTTCCCTCGCAAAAAAACTTCAGGATCGCGGCGGCGCAAATGCTCAATATGCAAGCAGGACTTCGCTATGCGGAAGACGATGTCCGCCGTATGGACCTGGCCCGGTTGGAGGCGACGGAGTCCTTTGACATGGCGGGCAGGTATCTCAATCCGCCGGCGGTCCCGGCGGTGATGTCCGTAACCGATCTGGAGGAGACCCTGGCGGCTGTGCGGCTATTTACACAAAACGCGATTGCTGTGGAGACGTCTCTGGGCCGCTATACCGATGTCGCGCGCGGCATGTCGGAACTCAAGGTGATGTGCCTGGCATTATTGCGCCATGTAAATGCAATCAAGATACAATGGGAGAAAATAATAGTAAAACAATATGACGTCGCGACGCCGTTGCATCTGATTTGCCTGCGAGAAGGACTTGATTACCGTCGCGCCGACCGTATTCTCGCCCTTAACCAGGCGATAAAAAACCCTTCGTTTTCAGCCGGGGGTATCAGCGTTTATGCCGTTTGATACCGTATCACTTGTCATTGGAGACAAGGAGATGAAAGACCTCCTGTCGTATTCCATGGATAGCGATCTATATGTGGCGTCATCCGCCTTTCGCTTTGAACTTCCGGGCAATGAAACATTCATCCGCGCCGGCGACAAAATTCAATTTCGCGTTAATGGGTTGATTGAAATGACGGGCATTATTGACACGGTTGAAGAATCGACGAAAAAATCAGGCGCATCGATTTCCGCGAGCGGCAGAGACCTGACCGGGCTATTGTGTGATCATTGCGTGGAAGATTTTGGGGAGAAATATTCGCTCTCCGGAAAAACCATCAAGCAGATAGCGGAAACCCTGTTCGCGCAAGTCCCGTTTATCAAGCAATGCCGTGTATATTATTCAAATGGCGCGGACAGGATCGATGCGGTCTGGCAGAACAATTTCATTTCACCGGGATCCACGGTTTTTGAGGTCCTGAAGACATACGCCGCGGGCCGGGGCCTAATTTTTCATTCATTGCCGAATGGATCATTTGTGTTTTCGAAACCATGTGAGCGCGGGGAAATCCAATACCGACTCCAGCGAAAAAAAATCGACTCCGCAGCCAATAATATTATAGAAGGGACCGGCGTCCGGGACATATCGAGGTCCTATTCAAAAGCGGTCATCCTTTGCCAGCAGCAAGGCGAAGACGAATGGGGAAGTCCTTTGAAAATAAATGCCAAGGGATCGGCAACTCTTACTACGGGGGTGGGTGGGGATTTCCCCTTTTATAAACCATTCGTGGGCACGAACAACGGCGACGGCATCAGTCCGAAGCTCGAAGCAAAGCGTTTCCTGAATTCTTCACGCGCGAAAATGTTTTGCCTCGGATATACCGTACCGAACCATAGCCAGAACGGTTGGAACTGGTCTGTGAATTCGCTGGCGCATGTGGTTGACGAGTGCATCCACAAAAACGACGGAACGACGGTTGATGGCGATTATCTCATTTATGGCCGGACCTTTGAAATGGCGTCGAAAGCGTCCGGACCAACAACGAAATTGCGGCTAGGCATGCCGGGGGCGATACTGAATGATTGATCATGGCATCGACGAAAACGGCAATATGACCTTTGCGCATTGCGAGGATTCGCTCTGTAATAATGTATGGATTTCGATCAATTTGCGCCGAGGGTTTTTCTTCCAGAATAAAAAGCTCGGCTCTCGACTATTTACAATAAAGAAGTTGACGCCGGACACCATTCGCCTCGCGCAGGATTATTGCAAAGAGGCGCTGCAATGGCTCCTTGATATCGGGAAGGTTTCATCGATCAATATCGTCGCCGAAAGAGACGTTGACGATAAAAACCGTTTGAACCTGGCCATATCGCTGGTCCGGGCAAATGACGAACCGATCACCTATAACCTCTTTTACAGGGTAATTTAATGAGCTATGAAAAAGACCTAGACACGATCCTTCAGGAAATCATCGCCGATTATAACAACCTCGATGACGCGCCGGATACGACGCAAGGGACGCTGACCTGGATCAAATCCGCATGCCTGGCGTCGGCCCTATGGGGAATTTATAAATTCATCGAATATATCAAAAATCAAATTTTCCCCGATACCTGCGACAGCGATATCCTCGATCGGCATGCTGCGAAATATGGCATCACGCGGATTTCCGGTGAGGCCGACGCCGCGCTATTGGCCCGGGTGCTCTATCGCCTGAAGCATGCGCCCGCCGGCGGGAACCAATACGATTATGTCGCCTGGGCAATGGCTGTTTCGGTTTCTTTTACCAACGAATGGGAAGACGGCGCCGCATATGCGCTCGGCGACATTATCAAGCCGACGACCGCGAACGGCAGGCTTTATATCTGTACAACCGCAGGCACCAGCGACAGTTCCGAACCAACCTGGCCGGTCACCGACGAGGTTGACGATACGGTGAATGATAACTCCGTCGTCTGGAAAGAATGGGCCGCGGACACCTATGTAGAACGCGCAAAAACCTGTCTTCCGTATCCCAACGGGCGCGGGAACGGCTCGATTGACGTTGTGATAGTTTCAGATACGCCGGCAGCATCGCTGATTACCTGGCGTAAGGAAGAACCGACCCCGGCGCTTATCGCGGCCGTGGCGGCAGCCATCGAGTCCGAGCGCCCGGTGGGCGCGTGGGATTATACCGTGCAGGCGGCATCCAAACTCGAAACCGCCGTGACCTACCGGGTACCTGTGGGCACTTCGCAGACGGTCAAGGACAAGATCGAATCCGATACGATCGCGTTCATGGAGGCCTTGGCCGTTGGGACCACGCTCTATGTGGCGCAACTCACGGCAATCGCCGTCAATAACGGCATCGTATTATCGCCGTCGGTAAGTTTGCCCGCGGGGGACGTGCCGTGCTATCCGACCGGAAACCCCGGCCATTATCAGCGGATTTGGGATGGGACCATTAGCTTTACGGAAGTATAATGATACGATCGATTTTGCAAACAGTCTCCGGCGTGCTGCATAAAATAGCGCGTTTCACGGCCTCCGGCAGGCCGGGAGAAAAGATTTCCGATCGGGAGTTGTTTCAGCATTACGGTTTCGCTTCGCGCCCGAAAACCGGCGCGGAAGGCATTGTCATTCGCGAGGGCAACCACCTGGTCATGGTTGCGGATGACGATCGCCGGTATCGGATCGCGCTTGAATCCGGGGAGGTTGCCCTTTATACCGATGAAGGTGATAAGGTGCATTTAAAACGCAGTGGCACCATTGAGATCACTGCAACCGCGCAGGTCAACGTATCGGCGCCTGTCGTTCGACTGGGCGGCTTGGCGCTCGAAACAGCGCTGGGCATCGTGACTGGGGCCTGTTGCTGTTCAATTACCGGCGCGGTCCATCCCATTACGTCGCAAACAGTAAAGGCCACGTTATGAGCGGCAATATCATTTGTGAAAAAATCATAGATGAATTTCGCATTGCTCACCAGGTTGGCCGCGCATATCAAGCGCCGCAACAATGGGTCGTTCCCACCGGAGCGGCGCATAATAAATCCCTGGCGGAATGCATCGGCAATGCAATTTACAGCGGACAATGGCAGTTGCCGGTCGTTTCGCGTTTCGATCCTACATCGGGCCTTCCAACCAACCCGGCGGCCGGCGACCGCTATATCTCCCTGGCGACGGCCAACGGGTGGACTGAGAAATTAATCTATGAATATTCCGGGTCTGTATGGGTGCCGACAACACCGACGGAGGGTTTTTCCGCATGGGTAAAAGCCGAGGACAAAATCTATGTTTTTAATGGCTCGGTCTGGGCGGAGATCTCAGCCAGCCTGACGGCGCACGCGCTTGGGACCCATACTGATGTTTATTTGCCATGCGATCCGTTGGATGGGGACTCGCTCTGCTATGATTATTGTAATGCGCGATGGACGAATAGGCTTTTGTCATATATCGATGTTGGGGCGGCGGCAGTCTGGCATAATCATGCCGGCGTTTATGCGCCGGTTTCCCATGCTGCAAACGCAAATACCTATGGATACGGAGACGGTACGAATGCCGGGCATTTGCGCGTAGGCACAGGAATTGGCGTAACCTCCGGCACGATTTCCGTATCGTATGGCGCGACCGGATCCACCGCCTGCGTCGGCAACGATGCGCGGCTTTCCGATAGTCGCACGCCGACGCAGCATTCGCTGGACAGCACGACACTGCATTCGTTAGGCGGTCTGTCAACCACTTATATCCCCTATGTACTGACGGACAAGCTGGTAAATTCAAAAATCAGATGTGCTTCGGATGGAAGCTGTGGCATTGGCCTTGCCGCCTTTGTCCCAGACCGCACGCTCCATCTCAATGACATCGCGACGAAACACATTGTTTCCATTTCAAAAAACTTTGAAAGCGATGGCTTGGCCAGGGTGGGAATAATGTGCCATGCTATCGCAGGGCTTCCGCAATGCGATGGTTTCGCATCGCATCTGCAATTCATGATCGGCCAAAACGTCGAGCATGATGGATCAAACTGGGTCGCTCGAAGCGATGCGTCGCCGGGATCTGCGGCTGGTTCGCTTCTGAATCTGGGATATGGCGACGGAGGCTTGAGCTTCGAGACTTTTTCCGGTGGGACCAACGGCGCCGCGGTGACAATGGTGCCGAAATTCCGGATAAGCAACAATGCGATCGCAACGACAATCACCAGCATCGGATTAGGCTTGGGGGTTGATCCTTCTTATTTTGTTCATATGCAGAAAAATCAGAACGCAGATACAGAAGTGATTATAGCAAATAGCACCAACGGAGCAAATGCCAGGTGTTATCTAAGTCTAATTACAGATGCAGGAAATGGAATAACTTTCGCGGCGCATAGTTCTTCTATGGCAATGAACGCCGGAGGACTGACCGCCGTTGGTATGAGCAAAATTGACTGTTGCAGTGTAAATGGATTATTGATTAATAATTCCGGTGCGTCTCCGATATATTTAGCGACGAGCAACATAGTACGTATGGCCATTGCAGCCGATGGGAAAACAGGTATTGGATGTGATCCGTCTTACTTGGTGCATGCGAAAAAAGACCAGAACGCAGTAACAGCCATGACGATAGAAAATGCCACAAATGGGAACCTTGCAGAATCGGGTTTGTTTTTAAAAGCCGATTCGACGAATAACCTTGCATTGGAACAATATGCTACGTCAAGACCTATGAATGTTGGTGGATT